AACTTCATTTTAATGAATTTTGGTTCTTCATAAGTCAGTTCTGCTAATAAATTTGCAGAAGGAGAACTCCTCTGGAGCTCGAGTGTAATCGGATCACCATCATAATAGGTGACCCAGTTACCACTCAAAAGCCCGTATATATTGAAGATAGGTCTCTTCTCTTCTAATCGTTTATAACCATTATAATAATGGCTATGAACCATAGAATAAGAAGGGAGATATCTCCACTCTATACCAGGATCAGAATGAGACTGGCTAAAACCAGGGACAGGTCTATTACCTCAATAGTATTCAACATTAGTTAAAATACTATCGAGTAATCTAATAGACTGCTCTCATTCATCAGTATGTATTTGATTAATAGCATACTTGATCCGACCAAGGAGGTTTTCTAATCATAGTGGATTAAACGAACTAGTCTTCTCAGCAAGCTGAGACGCTAGTCTTGTACCCAATGAAATGAAACCAAAAGGCCCTTGGACAGTCCGTAGAATAGCGTCACGTCGAGACTCCTTACCTCCCATAAAAGAGATAGGGGCCTTGGCGAAACGCTGTTCGACAGCCTCCACAGGTGCTTTTCATCCTTTCCCTATAAGATCCACGAATAGACTGGGAACCATTGATCAAGATTTCATAGCTTGAACAATGTTTCTAGGACCTATCGGGCTATATTCTGTCTCGGGAGATACCAATCGTTTAGCAAATTCACATACTCCAATATTTGAAGTAAGGGATTTACTAGGATTAATATCCAAACCGAGGCAGAACATGATATTATCATAAGATTTAGCTACCATACTATCTCCTATGACAATATCATCACCCAATAAGGCATAATCAGTAAACCACTGTTGAAAACCAACCCGACGAGCTGCTATCTGTACAATAACATGATGAGTTAAACCCAACATGTTAAAGGAAGATAAGCAACCCATTGGTTGGCCAACAGCGTATCGGAGAGAGATATCATCCTCAGATTCTCGTTTGAGAATGTAATCCCTTTCTGATACAACACATCTTCAAGCAGATGCAACCTCTTTACCATAAAGATAAGAGAGTACATGAGTTTGAAGATGTATTGGTAACCGATCCGTCGCAGCGCTAAGATCGAAAGAGTAAAGATTATTTAATTTCTTCTCCATCAGGTTGTATAGAGGTTTAGACTGATTAAAAGTACCATCTTGTTTAATAGAAGCAAGAAGGTTACTTAAAGATCTATGTAAACCAGTTAGGGAAGCTTGAGTCCAACTATCTATGATAGCGAAGACTCGAACTTTTCCTGCTGCCTCTTCCTTGAGAGATAGTTTTGCTAAGATAGGATCCTTGGTAGGGATCATATTCTGAACAATACTAATTTCTTGTTGGAGAGCCTCATATACATTAAAACCACCAAATGATGTAGAAAGTACCTTAATCGAGTCTAGCAAGTCAGGCTTATCCTTTAGTGCAAAAGCATCAAGGGATAGACCAAAACACGCTGGATTCTGATTAGGTCCTGCTGCCATAGAGAAATAAGGCTTATTAGGTAATCGTAAGAGACGAGGTTTTAACTCGTCTAATACATTCCTTACCTCCCACTTAGGTAGATCCGGACTCATCCCTTTAAAAGGATCAGTTATCGTATTCAACTTAAGTTTTGGAGAAGCTCTTATTACTCTAAACAGAGAAATAATCGTCAGGACAGCCCTAATTTCATCCGCCCTACGTTCTCTTATAAAAGAACGTAATTGGGAAGGAAGAATAGAAGGGAGTCCTGAACGCAAGCCCATCCTTATACCCTCAGTTTCCCGAAGCTTTTCACCAGAAATGAATTTCTGGATAATTCGTAGTGCTTCTTTTAAGTACATTACTGTACCATTAGAACCACTATGTTTTATAAGAAAAGCAATCCTCTCTCCTAATAGGAAGAAAGGACCAGGATCCTGTATATCTAATATCCAAACCACATATCTGATGTATCTAGGTATTAAAGAAATACTTAGATACAAAACAGATTTATTAAAAAATCTTTTAGTATTTTTTAATGATGTTGTTTGCATAGATATAGTATAAGATGTGTGCTTAATCAATATAGCTACTCTACTTATTAGACCAATCGACTTCTTGTCGGAAATGACTACGGATACAGTTGTAGTCTAACCAACACACATGGAAAATCGTGTGCCAAGAAGTCTTGAATTCTAATAATGAGCTAAGAATTTAAAAGCATTCTTAACTTCATCTTAGACGTGATGAATCGTCTATCGATGCAAGGTTAATGATCATCCTTAGATAAGGTCATCAGTCTTATCCGTGTTATCCCTTAGTTAATCACTAAGGCAACGTAAGGATTGGGAGATCAGCGCCAATGAAGGCGGTTAACCCTTGAAAAAGG